AAAGACCGACGCAAAGGCAGAGCCGAAGTCGCACTCTGGGTTATGGGCGACTGGCAAGGCTCCAAAGTAACCACCAGCTACAACTCAGACATCATGCGTAAACGCGTCCTCGAGTTCACTGAACGAGCAATAGCAATCACCGACATCCAACGCTCACACCATCCAGTGCGTGAATGTTACATCGCATTCACTGGCGACATGGTCGAAGGCTTATGGAACTACCCCGGCCAAGCCTGGGAGATTGACTCAACACTCTTCGAGCAATACGTCAACATCTCACGCCTACTCGTCGACGTCATACGCCAAGCACTAAACTGCTACGAGCACGTCACCATCGTGCCAGAATGGGGCAATCATGGCCGCATCGGATCTAAACGTGACGGAGTTCCACGCTCAGACAACGTCGACCGAATGTGTTACGAACTCGCCAGGCAACTACTAGCTGACGAGAAACGCGTCACATTCCAAGAATGCCCCGAAGACATTCAACGCCTAGAGATAGGCAACTATCGTGCCATCGTGCTACATGGTGACGAAGTAGGTCGCAACGGTTTCGCCAGCCCCAACGCTATCGTCACACATGTAGCCAAATGGAAGTCAGGCTCATACCCTTGGGCATTCCGCGACGCATACATCGGCCACTACCACACACACGCCGAATGGGCACTACCCGACGGACTAGGCGCGGTATACCAGACCGGCTCAACCGAATCAGATAACCGCTATGCAGGAATCACCATGGCCGCATCAGCAACACCATCACAACGCCTACACTTCATCGACCCAGACAAAGGTCGAGTCACCGCTGCCTACAAAGTTTGGCTCGACTAATGGAATGGCTAATCATCGCAGCCATCATCCTCGTTGGCACCACAATCACCCTGGCAATCATGTTCGCCAGCATTGCACGCATACGATACGACGACGCTATGGAATACCTCGACGAAGATGAGTGAATGGCACGATTCAGCCGAATGGCGCAAAGCTCGAGCATACGCAAAGACCATACTTGAACCGCTCTGTGCCATATGTGGCAAGCATCTCGAAGGCAAAGACTGGACAATAGACCACATCGTGCCGCCTGGTAATGGCGAACCAAACCACGACATTAACAACTTGCAATCAGCTTGCCGATCATGCAACGGTCGCAAGCAAGACCAGGCACTGACTCGCATCGCTTGGGCCAATGAAAAATGGTTTTGAGCTTTTTCTGAGCCGCCGATTTCATCCCTGCTTGCAACTTTCCTTTACAGGAATGAGTTAGATTATTTGAGAGAGAACGGAGCACTAATGATTGAGAACGCACTTAGAGATTGGCTGAACGGCGTGGAACTATCGCCGGAATCTGCAGTCCTCGCCATGATGGCCTTGAAACTGGCCTCCGAGTTTGACGACAAAGGAAACACCTCGACCGCAGCTGAACTTCGCAAGACTATCCTCGAGATCATGCGACTACTCAACGGCTCGGTGCCAGAGTTTGACCCACTGGCCTCGATGCTCACGCGGTAATGCAACTACCTGCCCGGTTCACGCCACCACTGTCGCCCGACTTTGCGACCGATGGCGACCGGCTTATTGAGTTGCTGGCCTTATGCTGGGTGACCCCTGAGACAGACGTCCCCCTGCCTTTAGACGAGTGGCAGAAGTGGCTACTGCGTCACGTCCTCGAGCGTTATCCCGACGATCACGCAGAGCATCCAGGAGAGCTGCGCTTTAGGCAAGTTGTAATCTCGATGGCTAGGCAACAAGGCAAGTCGGTTCTCGCTGGTGGCTTGGCACTCGACGCCTTGACGTTCCATAAAGGCGACGTGATTAGCCTGGCATCGAGCCGCGAACAGGCCACGATTATTTACACGCGAGTCAAACACGTCATCGACAAGACGGCCTGGCTATCCAAGCGGTTCAAGAAAACGACCGAGACCCGAGGCATCGCCAAGACAGACGGCTCTGGCAAATATAAAGTTAGTCCAGCTCGAGAAGCCGCCATGCAGGGAATCACGATGGTTCGTTGCATCCTCGACGAAGGTCACCTAGCCAAGACGGGAATCTGGACGGCAGCCAAGAAGGGCACCTCGGCAATCGACAACGCTATGGTCATTATGATTACGACGGCCGGCGATCAAGAATCAAAGACGCTCATTGACCTTTACAACACCGCCGACCAAGTCATCGCAGACCCGACCTCGAACGAACGCTTCGGCGCATTCATTTGGGAAGCACCGGCAAACTCGCAGCTCACCGACCCCGACGCAATCAAGGCGGCTAACCCTGCGGTAGAGTGTGGTCGAATACCACTCGAGCGAGTGCTACAGGACATTTCAACAAGTCCCGAGCATGAAGTCCGTCGCTACACGCTCAACCAGTTCATTAGCGGCACACGAGAATCATGGCTTGCCGGGGAACTATTTAGACAAGCCTCTGGCAACGGCATTGCGGAGATCTCTGGCTCGGTGCTCGGTGTCGACATTACGCGCAACTTCGAGCACGCAACTATCGCAGCTGCCAAGCGAGTCGGCGACTCATACGAGACCGAGTTAGTCGCATCGCTAGTGCAGCCAACCGAGGACAAGCTCGTCGAGATGATTGTCTCAATCTGCCAGAAGCACGCAATCAGTGCAGTTGCCCTCGACGACCGAGGCATGCATTCGATACATCGCAAACTAAAAGAGCGTGGGATACCTGTCTGGAATCTTTGGAACAAAGAAATAAATACGGCCTGCATGACGGTTTACTCAATGTTCGCTAATGGTCGAGTGCATCACAACGACGACCCTTTGCTCATCGTGCAGAATGGTCGAGCAGTCGCCAGGTATGTCGGTGAGTATTGGCAGATCTCGCGCAAGGAGTCTGTGGGCGACATCGACGCCCTCCTGGCAACTTGCTGGGCACTTTATGTCGCGTCGGCACAAGTTGTCGGTGGCGTAGGTGTATACTGAACTCGTCCTCCAGACATTCACACAGCGTTGGGGGAGAGAATGCGTTGAGGAATCCCCAACACTCAACGGCTCTCCCTCAACTGCGTGAAACTTTGCGACACGCCACGTCGAATCGGTCATAACCACATAAGGTGTTCTATATGGCCTCACTCTGGCAAAGACTGACCGGCACTGCTCCACGCATCGAGAAGCGTGCTGGCGTGCCCAATATTCCCGTCCGCTCCGACACGTTTGTCGACACAAGTGCAGCTCTCTCGCTGGCATCGGTGTATCGCGCAATCCAAATCATCGCGACCCCAATTTCTAAGGCGTTGCCACTGGAGACCTACCGCTACGGCGGCGGCCTCGAGCAGAAGATAGACAACCCGGTTCTCGTCAACAATCCTTCGCTATTCGAGACGCGCAAAGACTTTATTTTCTCGACTGTTACCAGCCTGGCACTTACCGGTGAGGCCTTTTGGTATAAGTCTTACGACTCGCGCGGCCAAGTTAACGATTTAACTCTCATTCCTGCCAGCGGTATTACCGTCCGCCTCGACGGTGTAAACGGAATGACCGGTGCCAAGGTGTTTGATTACGCTGGCATCACTTACACCGCTCGCGAAATGGAGCACCTCCGCTTATTCTCGGTCGTCGAAAACTTGCGCGGACTCGGCCCAATACAGACAGCGTCGAACGACATAAAGACAGCCCTTGAGCTGCGCAACTTCGCCTCCACTTGGTTCTCGAGCTCTGGAGTCCCGACCGGAGTGTTAAAGACTGGCAAAATGCTCACCAAAGAGCAAGCCGATGAAGTCACCCTAAACTGGCACACCAAGCAGGCAACTAGACAACTCGCGGTGTTGAGCGAAGGGTTTGACTATCAAGCCATCAGTGCCACGCCGCAGGACTTAATGTTCACTCAGGTCGCAGCTCAGTCGACTCAGACTATTGCTCGCTTGTTTGGTGTGCCAGCTCGACTATTGCTCACCGGCGTAGACGGCTCGAGCGACACTTACGCAAACCTCAGTGATGAGCAGCAGACTTTTTATCGTCATACCCTCATGGCCTACACGAACGCCATTGAGGACGCACTCTCGGCTTGCCTACCCCGAGGCACGTCGGTTCGCTTTAACTACGAGGGACTCTACAAGGCAGACATGAAGACTCGCTATGAGATGTATAACATCGCGACTGGCGGCCAAGCATGGCTAACCCCCGAGGATGTCCGCATCAAGGAAGGACTCTAATGTCTGAAATGGAAACACGCGAAGTCGAGTTTCGACTAGCAGAAGAGCCAGGCACAATCACCGGGCTTGCAGTGCCATACGGCGAGACCGCCGACATCGGTGGCGCTTACCAGGAACGCTTCGTGCCGGGTGCAATCCGCTCGGTCGAAGACGTCAAAATCTACTACGGCCACCAGCACGATGACCTACCAATCGGTCGAGTCATCTCTGGCCGCGACACCGAGGCAGGCTTCGAGATCACCGCAAAACTAACTGCAGGTGTCCAGCGTGCCGATGAAACTCTAGCGCTTATGCGTGACGGAGTTCTCAACAAGTTCTCGGTCGGCTTCGTGCCCATAGAGCAGAGCGTCGACGGCAACGTCGTGACTCGAACCTACGTCGACCTAAAAGAGGTGAGCGTAGTAGCCATGCCAGCATTCAGCGGCGCGGCTATAACCCAAGTTCGCGAGGAGCAGGAAACTGAACCGACCGACGAAACCCAACAAGAAAGTGAGAGCGACGTGTCCGAAAACACAGAACTCGACGTTCGCGCGATCCAGGATGAGCTTGTAGAAGTTCGTCGCTTGGTCGAGGCCAACGCCGCACCAAAGGCTCCGGCAAAAATGCTCGGCGCATCATTCCGCAACCAGGGTGAGTTTGCTAAGGCACTCGTCAAGGGAGACCAGGAAGCAATCGAGTTCGCTCGCGCAGCTTCGACTTCCGCAGACGCCGCGCTACTTCCAGCATGGTTCGGCTACATCGACACCTTGATTACCAACAACCGACCATCGTTGTCTGCATTCTCCAGAGCAGCGCTACCAGCATCAGGCCTTACTGTTGAATACACCGTTATCGACACCAACACCCTTGAAGTAGACGTTCAAGACCCAGAGAACGAGGCACTTGCCTTTGGTAACCTGAGCTTCGAGGTCAAGTCAGTCCCCGTAGTCACTTACGGCGGCTACACAAGTTTCAGCAGGCAATATGTGGAACGCGCCCAGGTAGACACTTTGTCGCAGGTATTCGCAGGCTTGTCGATCGCTTACGCGAACGCAACCAACGCGAAGGTAGTTGCCCTTTTGGCAGCTCAGAACTGGAACGGCAAGACCTTCACCGCAGACGGCGGAACCGCAGCCTCATTGGCAACCGGTATCGCTAACGGCGCGGCTTACATCTACGAGAACAGCGGACTACGTCCAGAGTTCTTGCTAGTAGACCCAAGCGCATATGTGTCCATCTTTGGACTTGCTGCAAGCGACGCTCGCCCAGTAAGCCTTCTAAACGGCGCAGGTGTAAACAACATCGGCTCGGCTAACATACCTGGACTAACCGGTCAGATCTTCGGACTTCCAGTAATCGTTGACCCACAGCTAGCCAACAACACTTGCTACATGGCTAACTCGGCTGCTCTAATCAGCATGGAATCGTCAGGCTCACCAGTCCGACTAACCGATGGCGACATCACCACGCTTACCGACCTTGTATCCGTTTACGGCTACATGGCAGCTGCAATCCCACGTTTCGGTGCAATCGTCAAGCTCGACGTAACCGTATAGGACTAAACCATGTCTGTGACGCTTCAAGAGTTCAAAGATTACGTTGGCACAAAGGACGCCGGAACGTTCCCTCAGCGCTGCTTAGACGCAGGCCTGGCGGAAGTAACCGAAATGATTGGAACGGCGACTAACGTGCCCGGCACAATCGCAGACCTTTGCGTGCTTCAAGTAGCCTCTGAACATTGGAACCGTCGCAACGCTCCAAGTGGAATCGCTCAGTTCGCTGACGGCTCTGGGCAGGGGATGAGAGTATCGCTCGACACTAAGCGGTCGATTTACGCTCAACTCCTGCCCTATGTCGGGTTCTCAGTATGAGCGAAGTCGCAGCTGCAAAAGCCGAGTTGGCGCTGACTCTTCAAGAAGCAGACCTGGATGTTTACTCTTACATTCCTGCTCGAGTCACGCCACCGGTGATTGTTATCCGCGCCGCTTCGCCATACATGACTACCTCGTCAGTCGGATCTGAGTATCTTGTCAACCTAGAACTACAAGTAATTGCCGGGACGGCAGACAACGAATCATCGAGCGATGACCTCGACGATCTAATCGAGGCCTGTCTCTTGGCATTACCGCAATACTCAGGCTTCAAGGATGTCTCGGCACCCTACACGCTTGTCGCCAACGGCAACGACTACTTGGCAGCAACAATCGGTTTAGACCTTCAAATCACTCTATAACGAAAGGACTTTGAAATGGCCGTATCGACCAGAATCAAAGCAACAAACATCAAGTTTCTAATCAACTCGGTCGAGTTCTCATGCGATGCCAACTCGGTTGAGCTGAGTCTCTCGGACGCACCTGGCGGCCAGCAGACATTCTGCGAAGTCCAGCCTCTCCAGGAGTGGAAGTTATCGCTAGAAGGTATTGCATCGGGTGACTCGACCTCGCTCTACCAGCTCTTGTTTGCTAACTACGGCACCGAGGTTGCATTCAAGGTTGCTCCACAAGGCAACTCAACTGCGACCGCTTCGGCACCGAACTACGAGGGCACTGTAATCTTTGATAACTTGCCACCGCTAAACATGGTATCGGGCGACATCATGTCATTCGACATCGAGCTGACTGTAAAGAACGCTGTTCACACTCCAAATGCAACGCCACCGGTTTACTTCGGTCTCACCAAGAAAACCAGCTAGTAATCATGGCTCGGGAATCTATCTCGAGCGGTTCTGTCCAAATCGAAGGCCTTGGGTTGCTACAAAAGCAACTCAGGGCTCTCGAGGCAGACAAGGCAGACTTACTCGAAGCGAACCTAAACGCAGCCGAAACTGTAATCAAGGCGGCGCGACCTTTAGTGCCTATGAGAACAGGTGCTCTTGCGGCTTCGCTTCGACCGTCCAAGACTGCCAGGTATGCCCAAGCGGCGGCCGGTAGCAATCGCGTGCCGTATGCCAACCCTATTCACTGGGGATGGTCAGTTGTAGGTTCTAGCCACAAGGGAACATTAGCCGCTGGCACGCCTCGCAACATCAAGCCAACGCCGTTCTTCTCAAAGGCACTCGGTTACACTTATGAGGAGATCATCGCTAACTACCAGCGTGATCTACAAAAACTAATAAACAAATACGGACTCGGAGAATAAAAAATGGCAACCATAGACTTTAACAGCATGACTCTAAATGAGATTGAACTCATCGAGCAGCTGACCGCCCGCAACATTGACTCAATCATGGCAGACGACGCACCACGCGGTCGCTCATTCAAGGCCATCATCTTTGTCTACAAAAAGCGCACTGATCCAAACTTCACCTTTGAGCAGGCCGGGTTGCTATCCCTTGAGGACGCATCGGCTTTGTTTGGAGATGACGATGCCAACCCAAAAGACTAAGAGAGGAGCAGGCTCGACGCAAGGCTGAGTTCTGCACTGCGACTCGCATGAGTCCGACAGAGTATGAAGCCCTAACGCTTTACGAATATCAAGCATTCGTTGAAGCGCTAAGCAAGAGTCCAGGTGACCAATAATGGCCGCAACCCTAAACTTTAGGTTCGTCGCTAACGCGGCAGGCTTACAAAAGGGCATCGCTGGTGCCAAAGGTGACCTTACAGGCTTCCAAAAGACCACTGAGGGAGTTTCGAAGAAGATTGGACTAGCACTCGGCGCGATTAGTTTCGCGGCCGTAATCAGGGGCTTGACGGACGCAGCCAAAGCCGCTTCCGAGGATGCCATCGCTCAAAACAAACTTGCGCTGCAGATTCAAACATCGACAAATGCAACCGACGCGCAAATCAAGGCCAACGAAGCATTCATTCTTTCAATGTCTCTCGAAGCTGGTGTAGCCGATGACGTGCTTCGCCCGGCTCTCGCCAACGCCGTTCGTGGCACTGGAGATCTAACTATTGCCCAAAACTTGCTTAAGGTCGGACTTGACGGCGCAGCTGCTACGGGCAAGCCACTTGAGACCATTATGAAGGCTCTTACGCAAGCTCAGAATGGCAACACGACATCGCTTTACAAACTTGCTCCTCAGCTAAAAAAGACTAAAGGCGGAGTCGATGACTTTGCTAAGTCGGTTGCAGGCGCAGCAGGCACTGCGGCCAGCCCTTTTGCAAAGTTTAAGGTAGCCCTAGATGAAGCCAAGGAGACAATCGGCGCAGCCTTCTTGCCGGTGATTGAAAAACTTATTGCAACACTTGGCCCACTTATTACTAAGGTTGCCCCGGTTCTTGCCAGCTTGATTGAGAAACTAGCCCCAATCTTTGTGACCCTTGTTGAAGCTCTACTTCCACTTGTCGAGATGCTACTGCCGCCACTTGTCGAGTTGCTCGAGGCACTCATGCCAGTTATTTTGCCACTGGTCAAAATGCTTACGCAGCTGCTGGTGCCAATCATCAAAATTGTAGTGCAGCAGTTTAAGTTCTGGCTAGGAGTCTTTACACCAATACTTCTGGCTGTAGGCAAGTTTGTTATCGGCATTAAGAATGCCTTTGGCGGGATAGTCAACGCAATCAAGGTGCCAATCAACGCAGTAATCGGAGCACTTGAGTCATTCTTTAACTTTGCGATCGGCGGAGTCAACAAGCTAGTCGACGGTATTAACTTCTTGCTGGCTGGAGTCAACGCAGTTACAGGCCTCAAACTACAAGTTGGCAAAATCCCGAAGGTAAAAATCCCTCGACTAGCCGACGGCGGTATCGTCATGCCATCGCCAGGGGGAAGCATCGTAAACGTAGCTGAGGCTGGCCAGGCCGAGGCCATTATTCCACTAAGCAAACTTGGTAACCTAGGTGGCGGGAACACTTACAACATCAACATTAACCGAGCCAGCATTACCGGTGAGGAGATTGTCCAGGCTATTCGCCGTTACGAAGTAAGCCGCGGTAGGTCGGTCGTAATCTAATGGCCAACGACGTTTTCGTAATCAAGGACAGACTAAAGATTGAGTTCTTTATTCCAGCACTTGGAACCTTTATTTGGGGAGTAAGCAACTGGGACGACGGCGGAGTCTGGGACACCAACCCATCAAGTGCCGACTGGACGGACTTACTCTGCGTGAGCTTCGATATCCAAATGGTAAGTGGTTGCGACATCGAGTCGGGTATCTTTGTGGCACCTTCGGCCTCGACTGCCACAATCAGAATGCAAGGCGCAAGTTACGACCCGTTTAGCACTGGCCTCATTCACGCAGGCACCCAGGTTCGCATTACCATCGAGCCCGAACCCGACTCTAACCCGGGCAACATCGTGACTCTCTGGACTGGCTATGTCCGCGATTACAGCGCAACTTACAACCAACAGGGCAACAACATTGTAACCATCCGCGCCGTCGATGGAATGCAAGACTTTTTAAATACCAAGGTTGCGAGTTACGTGGTCGGCTCACTAGATACTTTGCCTAGCGCGGTCATTACCGACATGGCTAACACCTACTGGTATGGAATCACTGGCAACCTAAACCCCGACATCTATTTCTTGGCTGCCAAAACTTACACCAACAGCACCGTCGGCGAGATCATAAATGACTGCCTAGCTGCAAGCCTTGGAGCATTGTGGATGGACAGAGACGGCACGCTCAACTATCGCTCAGAGGATGACTTACAAAACATTATTCAGGCCTACTCGTTTAGTTTCTCGACCGTTCACGACCCGGACATCTTTAGCCATATCTGCATGACCGACTTGGTTATGAAGGCAGACTCCAGGGAGCTGCCGAATGAGATCATCGCGACCTACACAACCGGCGGCCAACTTACCCTCCGCAATCAAGACGCTTACGAGCTTTATGGCGCGGTAGCCCTAAACGTGGACGTGCCAATCGACAACTCAACCGGCACGCAACTATGGCTCGACCGGCTAGACCTAAAAACAATCATTAGGCGCGTAGAAACTTTGAGCTTCGACGCAATCTCGAGACCCGGCCAGCTTTTTTATTGGTGGCTCAACGATCGACTATTCGACCCGAACCTAGTGACCTACGACATAAACGGCATCTCGTTTACCGACACCTATTTTGTAACACGACAATACGACCGCATTACCCCAAGATCGTGGGACATATCACTAGAGTTATGGAGAGGTATCTAAATGGCATATCAAGAGTTTGTATCAGGAACGCCGGCATTGGCCAGCGACATAAACACCTATTTAATGAACCAATCGGTCATGGTGTTTACTAACTCTACCGCGCGAGACGCAGCACTAACCGCGCCGAACGAGGGAATGGTTGTTTACCTAACGGCCACCGACCACTTCCAGGTATACAACGGGAGTGCCTGGGTAACCTTTGACATCGGCTGGAACGCATGGACTCCAACATTCACCAACCTGACCCAAGGCA